AGACGCAACAATGCGCGGCGGTCCAGAGCAATGGGCCAAGACAGCGATTGGGCTTTTCGACAAATGGAAAGCGGATCGCATTGTAGCTGAGCGCAACTTTGGTGGCGCAATGGTTGAAAGCACGATCAGAAATGTCTCAAAAAAGGCACCGGTGCTATTGGTGACGGCCAGTCGCGGTAAGGCGGTCAGAGCCGAGCCCGTTGCCGCACTCTACGAGCAAGGTCGCGTTGATCACTACAGCCCGCCTCGGGTTGAAGATGCGCTGCTGTTGCTTGAGACACAAATGACTGAAATGGCATCTTACGGCTTTGTCGGTGAAGGATCGCCCGACCGATTGGACGCTGCGGTATGGGCGCTATCATCTCTCAGCGATGGATCTGGATACACATTGGATAACCTATGACCAAACACATCACACAGGATGGATTGATCAACGCGGTCTCAGGATTGGGGAGCGATCAGGACAAAGCCACTTATAGCGAATATGAATTGGTTGAGCCAAATTGGGAGCAACTGACGACCGCCTATCGCACGTCTTGGATGGCTCGCAAGATCGTTGATATTCCTGTGAATGATGCAACGCGCGAGTGGCGTAACTGGCAGGCTGACAAGGATCAAATTAGCGCTATTGAGAAAGAGGAAAAGCGGCTCAAGCTCAAGCAGAAGGTCAAGCAGGCCCGCATTGCGTCTAGGCTTTACGGCGGTTCACTGATCTTTATCGCGACCGGTGAAAACGACCTCAGGAAAGAGTTGAATGTTGACCGCATTGGGCTGCAAGGCATCAGGTATTTGACGGTCCTGCCCCCGCAAGCTGTGACGGTCGGCCCTATCCAAGATGACCCGCGGGAAGAATACTACGGCCATCCCAAGTACTATTCGATGACCTACAGCACTGGTCAGCCAGAGCTGGAGATCCATCCAAGCCGGATGGTGCGGTTTGATGGTGTGCGTCGTCCTGATCGCCTGGCATTGGCCGGGATGCTCTATGGTTGGGAAGACAGCATTCTCATGTCGATGCTGGAGGACATCAAGCGGCTGGACGGCATCCACGGCAACGTCGCGTCCCTGATCTATGAAGCGAAAATTGACATCATCAAGATTCCGAACCTGATGCGGTTGGTTGATGATCCGCTGTTTGAGCAAAAGGTGTTTAAGCGACTGCGCGCGGCCAAACTCGGCAAGAGCAATCACAATGCGCTGATCATGGACACCGAAGAAGAGTATGACCAAAAGACGCTGACTTTTGCGCAACTGCCGGAGCTGATCAAGACATTTCAATCAACGGTTTCTGGCGCGTCCGATATTCCCGCAACCCGTCTTTTCGGCAAGTCTCCCGACGGCATGAACTCGACCGGTGAGGGCGACCAAAGAAACTACTACGATATGGTTGGCGGCATCCAGAGCGATATTGAAGACAGCATGACGGTTTTGGATGACTGCTTGATCCGCAGTGCGCTGGGTGGCCGCCCTGAAGAAATTTACTATGTTTGGGCACCATTGTGGCAGCCATCTGCCGATCAGATTGCAGATGTTGCTAAGGTCTTGACTGAGGCGCTGAGCAATGTGAAGGCCATGAACGTCTACAGCATGGAATCCTTAGAGAAAATATGCACAAATGCGCTGACGGAATCCGGAGCGTTCCCAGGGATCGAAGCGGCGGTTACTGACTTCCCAATGGACTTCAAAGAATTCAACGAAGATCCGCTTGAGATGGGTGTCGGTGAAGAAGATGAACCCGATATGGATGAAAACGGCGAGCCAATTGAGGTCGCAGATGCAAAGCCCATGACGCTCTACATTCACCGGCCCGTTCTGAATGCAACGGAAATCATCGAGTGGGCGAAGTCTCAAGGCTTCAAGACCACACTGCCAGCCGATGACATGCACGTCACTATCGCCTTCAGCCGTCAGCCCGTTGACTGGATGAAAGTCGGTCAGACCTGGGAAAGCGAAATCACGGTGCCCGAGGGCGGCCCGCGCTTGATGGAGCAATTCGGTGATGCGCGCGTACTCGTGTTCAGTGCTGACGAATTGCAGTGGCGCCATGATGCGATCAAGGAAATGGGCGCGACTTGGGATCATCCAGAGTATCAGCCACACATCACGATCAGCTATGACCCTGACGCCCCGGGCCTGGGCGACATTGATCCATATCAGGGCCAAATCATTCTGGGTCCTGAAGTCTTTGATGAAGTCAAAGATGACTGGAAAGAGACAATTCAGGAAAAGGAATAGTCATGTTTTTCACGGACAATCAAAAGGTCACATTCCGGCGCACTGAGGACGGCTATCTTGTCGCTGAAGCCCCGGTCGCGCGGACCGGCATCCAGATCTATAGCAATAGCGAAATGGGCTTGATGGGCGACGGCAAGGTGCGCGTTTACCGGCCAGAGCAAGAGGTCTTCAGCAAGGATTCGCTGGCGACCTATGCCCATCGACCGGTGACATTGGGTCACGTCGGTATGATCACGGCTGACAACTGGAAACAGCATGCAATCGGTCAGACCGGCAGCGAGATTATGCGTGACGGTGACAAGGTGTCAGTACCCATGATGATCATGGATTCCGACGCAATCGCCCGCATTGAATCCAAGATGACAAGGGAGCTTAGCATGGGTTATGCCTGCGACCTTGTTTTTGAAGATGGGGTTACGCCAGACGGCGAGCCTTACGACGCAATCCAAAAAGGACTGCGAATGAATCACCTTGCTATTGTCGCCAGCGCGCGCGGTGGTCCATCCTTGAAAATTGGCGACGAAAAAGGAGCGCAAGACATGGCAGATGCCATCAAAACGCGGACCATCGTGGTGGATGGTCTGCCAATCGAGTGCACGGACGCAAGCGCCGCTGTGATCGAAAAGCTGCAAGGTCAGATCGCAAAGATCACGACCGATGCCGCAACAGCCTCAACCGATGCTGAAACCGATCTGGCAAAGCGTGATGTTCGCATCACCGAGCTGGAAGCGGCCCAGGTATCGGATGAAGATTTGAACAAGCTGGTCACGGCCCGCGCTGATCTGGTTTCTAAAGCCAAGACATTGGTTGACGGCGATCTGGACATTGCTGGCAAGTCAGAAGCCGAAATCCGCAAGGCGGTTGTTGCCGCCAAGCTGGGTGACGCAAAAATTGAAGGGCGCGGCGATGCCTACATCGAAGTCATGTTCGATGCCCTTCTGGAAGCTGGGTCGGCTGGCGAAAAGTCCAACGATCCTTTCGCCGCTGTCATGCAAGACGGCAAACTCGCAAAGACACCTGGCGCATGGGGAGACAAGATCTTCAAGAGCGCCGGCGTCAAAATGAAAAAGGAGGCCTAAACGATGGCACCTGTAGTAAAGCGCCTTGGCAAGTTCGGCTTCCTGTCGAGCGAAGCCAACGGCTACCGTTCGCGTGAAGAGGTCACGGTGGAAGCACCTGGCTCCGACGTCACGCTTGAGGCTGGCACAGTCATGGGCCGCATCACGTCTTCCGGCAAATATGTCCGGGTTGATCCTGACTTGTCGCCGACCGATGGCAGCCAAACCGCCGCTGGTATTCTCTGTGAAGAGGTCACTGGCGCGGCTGACGTGCAAGCCACAGTCATTGTTCGCGATGCGGAGGTTGTGCTGTCCAAGCTGATCTTCTCGGCTGCGAGCCCATCCAACGCAACAGATGAAACCGCTGAGCTCGCCTCGGTCGGCATCATCGCACGATAAGGGGGACAGTCTAATGGCAACTATGGACGTCTTTAAGAGCAACGCATTTACGATGACGAGCCTTTCCGGTGTCGTCAACGAAATGGACTACAAACCAGACCTGCTAGGGTCCCTGGGCATCTTTGAACCGATGCCTATTCGCACACGCAACATCTTTGTTGACCGGCGCACTGAAGGGCTCACCTTGATCCCTGAATCTGCATTGGGCTCAGCGCCCGACGAGCGTGAAGAAGATCTGCGCGATGCCGTTCCGCTGAAAACACGCCGCTTGGCAAAAGGCTTCACGCTTTATGCCCATGAGGTTGATGAAATCCGCGCATTCGGTGGCGAAAGCGAGCTTGAGCAAGTGCAGGCCGAATATCTGCGCCGCATGAGCAACGTCAACAACGACATGGAAGCCACCCACGAATTGCACCGCCTTGGTGCCATTCAGGGCATCCTGGTTGATGCAGACGGCACAACGACATACTCGTACTTTACCGAGTTTGATCGTTCGCAGGCGGCTGAGGTCAACTTTGCCCTGACAACGGCAACGACCAAAGTCCGTGAAAAGTGCACCCAGATCCGTCGCCAGATGGAAAAGGCCAGCAAAGGGGCTGTCGGTCCGAACACAGCAATTCACGCGCTGTGCGGCGATACCTTCTTTGACAACCTGATCGACCACCCGCTTGTGCGTGACACGTATCTGAATTTTGCTGCGGCTTCTGATCTGCGGGCGAATTTGGCATACAACGTGTTCGTATTTGGCGGCATCACGTTCCACAACTATCGCGGGACAGATGACGGTACGACGATTGCGGTCGGCGCAAACACTGCGAAGTTCTTCCCTGTGGGCGCGCGCAATGTGTTCAAGGTGGCATACTCGCCTGCCGAGTTCATGCCATTCGTGGGCACCCCTGGCCAGCGCGTCTATGCGATGAACATTCCTGATCGGGATCGCCAGGCATTCACCCGCGGC